TCCAGCTGCATGGCGTGTTCCGCTTTCATTCGGTTTTCCTCCCGGCGCGGCGTGCGTCGATCATCAGCGCGGCGACCAGCTTGTGCAGCTGCTGCGTGTCCAGCCAATCCACCTTGTCTGTTTGAAACATGCGCCTGGCCATGGCGTCGGCGTAGCGCCAGGGGCGGCGGGCTTCGGCCAGCAGCGCCGCTATCTTGCCCATCAGCGCCTGACGGCCTGCGCTGGGCTGTGGCCGTTTGCCATGGCGGGGGCCGGGTTTGGCGACAAAGCCCAGGCGCTGCATTTCTGCCAGCACCTGTACTAGCTGCGGCTGGTCCAGCTGGGTACTGCTGCTGCTGCCGGGAACGATGCGCGCCAACAGGCTGCGGTAGTCGGCATCGTGCATGGCCAGTTGCTGGCGGGCGATGTGCAGTTTGGCGATCAGGGCCTGGCGCGTGTCTTTCATCTGCTTCCCCTTTGTTTCTTCTTGAGGCGTTAAAACCCGTTACGGAGCCGGCCGGGTTAACGGTCGGCTCGATGTCGGGTTTTAGTTGAGGCTATCCTTCAAGGCCTTGCCCGGCAGGAACACCACCTTGCGCCTGGCCGGGATGGCCAGGCTTTCGCCGGTTTTGGGGTTGCGGCCGGTGCGGGCGGCGCTGGTGCGTACCTTGAAGCGGCCGATGCTGGCGAAGGCGACTTCATTGCCTTGCTGCGCTTGCTCACGGATGGTCTGTTCCAGCGCATCGACCAGGCGCAGGGCGTCCACTTTGGCGAGGCCAGCCTTGTCGGCCAGGGTGGTGATGAGTTGTTGCTTGTTCATGGTGCTCTCCTTGGTGGTCGTGGGTTGCTGCAATGTGACGTGGCCGGTCTCCGGTCGCGTTCAAACACTGGCGATGTCCAGCGGCAGCGCCTGGTACTGGTCGCTGTCGCCAATGCGCTCATAAATGCGGATGTAGCTCTTGGAGCATTGCACCCGTACCGAGTCGGACAGCGCCTGCATGGCGCGCTGCCATTTCTCGTCCTGAATATCGAGCCGACGCAGGCCGAGAATGCGACCGGTGCTGATGTTGCCGGCCTTGTCCACATTGAAGGCGTCGCCGACGATGGCGCGGATTTCGCTGCGGGCGCCTTCGGTCCACTCATGCAGGCATTCGTCGATCAGGCTTTTGGCGGCTTGCAGCCCTTCGTCGAATGCCAGCGTGTCCTGAATGGCGCGCAGCAGCTTGTAGCGGCCGTCAAAGCTCAGCAGCGAGACATTGCCCTTGCAACCGCCCAGCTTGGCGCCATAGCGTTCGCCGGACAGCTCGACAAAGGCATTGATGTCGCCGAATACGGCGGTTTTGAATTCGGCCAGGCTGCGGTTGAGCAGACGGGCGCGGCTGACGATGTCGTTGACCAGTTCGTCGCGTGCCTGGTCGATGGGCTTGATGTGCTCCAGCGGCACCAGCCGGCCACGGGCGTCCTGTTTGTAACCTTGCGGGGTGCTCATGGCTGCGCCTCCTTGCTGTTGCCCAGTACCTGGGAGATGTGGCCGCTGAGGGTGAGCAGTTCGCTGGCTCCGTTGCCCAGTGCTGTCATGACCAGCCGGCAGCGCTGGGCGGTGGCTTCCAGCATGGCGCTGTCGATGTCGCCAGCCAGCAGGCTGCGTACCAGGTCGGCATTGGCCGGGGTGATCTTGCTGGTATCGATGCCCAACTGGTGGCGCAAGCGCACCAGCTCGGCCACCGGGGCGGGCACGCTGCGTTCGTTTTCGTAGCGGCTGCCGCCGGACTGGGTGACGAATACCCGACTCCAGAACTGTTGCTGGTTCAGCCCTTTCTGGCGGCGCAGCTGGCGGTAGTCTTGCGGGATGTTGGTGTCGCTCATGGTGGTCTCCTGGTGGGTTAGTGGCCGAACTCGGTCCAGACAATGCGGCAGCCTTCCAGCTGGAACTGCCCCTGGCGGTAGTGGCCGAAATAGGTGTCGTGGCCAAAGCTGTAATAGACGGCGTCGCCGCTGGCGATCAGCCGCTGGCAGCGCGGGCTGGTGCGGATACGGATAGTGGGGCGCTCGGTGTGCTGCAGGTTGGCGCTCACCACCGACAAGCCGCGCTCGGTGAGCTGGCGCACTGCCTGGGCAATGCGCAGCGCGGCCAGCAGCATGCTGGCGTTGTCCTGGGCATGGGGTGGCAGGGTGGGGTCAGGCAGCATGGCTTTGATCATGGCTTTCTCCTTCGGGTCGGTGCGGGCAGTGCTGGCAGGCGCGCCAGTGGGCCAGCTTGCTGGGGTGATGGGTGGGGGCACGGGCCAGCGCCACGGCGCGGCAGTCTTCCTGGCGGATGTCCTGTTGCAGCCAGGGGCAGTGCAGGCTGTCTAGCAGCGCCAGCGCCTTGCGCGCCACATGGCGGGTGTTGCCGGGATATTTGCCGGCCAGCACCAGGCTGAGGGTGGTGCGGCTATAGCCCAGGCGTTTGGCCAGCTGGCCAATGCTGCTGGCTGCGGCGGCACGGCGCAGCAGAGCCAGCCAGCGCGGCTCAGTCGTCGTCATGGCGGATGTCCTCTTGCCAGACCACCCTGGCCAGGTTGGGGTCGTACACGCATTTGCTGCGCTGGATCATCGGCGGGCGCGGGCCGCTGTATTTGCCGGGCAGTAGGCGGTAGCGGTTGAGGGTTTTGCCTTTGCCCACGCCCAGCGGGCGCGAGGCTTCCAGCAGTTGCAAATAACCGGCGCGGTACAGGGTGCGCAGATAGATGTTGGCGCTGTCGTCGGCAATGTGGATGCCGGCACTGGCGGCATGCTGGATCAGTTCGCGACTGTTGAACTGGCCGAGGATGCGCATGGTGCGCCACAGGGTTTCGTTGCCACTGCCCTGGCTGACCGGCTGGCCGCTTTTGTTCAGGCGCGGGGCTTCCACGCCGTTGTCACGCATCAGCCGGTAGCGTTTGCCGGTGCCATTGCGGCTGGCCGGGCTGTGGGCGTGCAGATAGCCGCCTTTTTCCAGCGCGCGCAGATAGCTGATGATGGTGGCGCTATCCACCTTGCTGTCCTTGGCCAGATCAGCGGCGCTGATGTCGTGTTGCCGGGCGCGGATGATTTCCCAGATGCGCTGGCGTTTGCTTTTGCCGCCGCGTTGTTCCAGCTGGGCGGGCAGGCGGTTCGGGAGCGGGGTTTTCATGGTGGGCTCCTTACGCGGCGCTGCCATGGCGGCGCGGTGCTTCGCCGGTGTATAGCGGACGCTGGCCCCAGGTGGCCAGGTCCACACTGTCCATGCCTTCCACCAGGGCGGTGTCGTAGACATTGACCAGGTTGACCGACACGCGGCGCACGCTGCCGTGGCTGAGGGCGACCAGGTGTTGCAGCAGGTCGTCGGCCAGCGGGATGTCCGGGCAGTAGATGGCAGCCAGCTGGCGGCTGTCGGCCAGGCTGACGGCGGCAGCAGGCAGCCAGGACAGCACGCGGCCATGGAAGCGCTCGAAGCGCTTGAGCTTGTGCGGCAATTGTTCCTCACCCACCAGCAGCAGGCTGGACTGGCTGCCTTCGTAGATATCGCGCACCAGTTCGATCATGCCGTGCTTGTCGGCGCAGTAATCAAACTCGTCCAGGATGAGAGGGCGGCGGCTGGCGGCCAATTGTTCGCAGATCTGGTCGAGCAGGGCGGGGATGGTGCCGCCGGGCTTGATGCCCATTTCAAACAGGATTTTTTCCAGCAGGGTCTTGCGGCTCCAGGCGCTGCGCAGTTGCACGTAATAGGCGCGGCTGCGGTTGGCCACCGCTACGGTGGCGGTGGTTTTGCCCCAGCCGGAGGGGCCGTAGTAGACGGCCAGGCCGGGCAGGCTGTCCTGGCGATTGACCAGTTTTTCCATTACCACCGCGACCAGGTCGAGGTTGGCAATGGGGGCGATGCGGCCGGTGTGGGTAGGGTGCATGGTGCTGTCCTCAGGCGGTTTTCTGGTGCAAGACCTTGTATTCGTGGCTCTTGGCATAACTGGCCAGCCAGCGTTGCTGCTGCGGGCTGAGCGGGGTGGCGCTGGCAGTCAGCTGGCGGTGCAGCTGTAGGCGTTGTTGTGGGTCGGCGGGCACGGCAAACTCGTCCGCCTTTGCGGTTGGCGTGCTGGCCGGGCTGCTGTGCAAGCGTTCGAACGCCCCGGCGATGTCCTGGCCGCGCAGGCCGGGCAGCACCTCGTCGGCCTGCAGGGTGAGGGCGGGCTGCCCGTACCGTTCGGCGCGCACTTCCTGCAGCTGGTTTTGCAGGCGGCGTTCGCGGCCCTGGGCGCGCTTGTCGCGGGCTTGTTGCAGCAGGCTGCGCGGCAGGTAGTCGCGCTGGTTGCCGTCCAGCTCGGCATGGCACAGAAAGTGGCCGGCGGCGTCGTACACCCACACGCGGCTGGGGTCGTGGATGTCGTAGCCGACATGCAGCTGCTCGCCGTGGTGTTCTTCCAGGGCGCGGGCAAAGTAACGCTGGCCTAACAGTTCGATTTCGCAGCGGCGCACGGTGCGCAACAATTGCGGGCGGAACAGCGGGCGCGCTTC